TCGAAGCTCTGGATTGCACAGATTGGCGCGATGACTGAGCAGCAAATCCGGCAGGTCTGCCGCCAGTGCATGGACCGCTGCCGGGCGGGTGAAACATGGCCTCCGGACCTGGCTGAGTTTGTGGCGCTGATTTCGGAAAGCGGAGCCAATCCATTTGGTCTGACGGTGGATGCTGTGATGGAGGAGTACCGCCGCTGGCGCAATGAGTCCTGGCGATACGACGGAAGTGATAAGTACCCGTGGTCTCAGCCTGTGCTGTATCACATTTGCCTCGAGATGCGTTCAAAGGGGATTGAGCGCCAGATGACCGAAGGGGAGTTAAAACGGCTTGCAGAATGGCAACTGACGAAATGGGCAAAGCATGTTGGTAATGGCCTGAGCATTCCGCCAGTCCGGCGACAACTGGCGGCACCCAAACGCCCGTCGGGACCAACGCCAATTGAGTTGCTGAAACAGGAATATGAACGCCGGAAAGCGGCTGGTTTTGTTTGAGTTGAGAAGTAATTTTTACCGGGAGGAAATTTTAATGGAGACCGTTTTTGACGCACTGAAAGCAATGGGAAAAGCCTCTTCCCAGGAAGTGGCAGCACGTCTGGGAATGACCCGGGATGAGGCGATTAACGAGCTGTGGAAACTGAAGCGTTGCGGGGAAGCTGATAACAAGGGCCCGATGTGGTGGTTGACTCAAACCGACGAAAACGCATCTGTGGCACAGGCTTCTAAAGTGACAGCGCAAATGCTGATCGAGGCGATTGAACAGCATGGCCCTAAAGCGGCTGATGAACTTGCACTGATATTCAGAATTACTTCCCGCAGGGTGAACTCATCGCTGGCTATGGCCATCAGCAAAGGTCGTCTGATTCGCGTAAATCAGAACGGTAAATTTCGTTACTGCCTGCCGGACGGTAATTTACCAGCAGAGCCGAAAGTTGTATCGGTAGCGAAAACACCTGGTAAAGGCTTTCCTCAGCCAGCCGGTGTTGCGTTACCAGTACAGGACGCGGCAACACAGGAAGAAATTAAAACAGAAACTGTGGCGGACCTTGTGCAGTCACTGCCATCGTTCACTGAAACGCGAGCGAATGGCCTGATTTTACCATCGCTGCATATGGCAAACCGCGAACTGCGCCGGGCGAAAAGTCATGTCCAGAAGTGGGAGCGAGTCTGCGCCGCGCTGCGGGAGCTGAACAAGCACCGGGATATTGTCCGACAGATTGTCGATTCCTCCAGTCGTATTGTGTCGGAAAAGTGATTCCAGGGGAGGGCTTATGGCAAAAGTATTTACACAGGAAGAGCGGGAAAAAATTAAAGGGCAGATTGTTGATCTCGTACGCCAGAGCGGGCGAGAGACGTTACGACAACTGGAAGCTAAAACTGGGGCAACAAGATATCTGATGAGCGTTCTCGCAAGAGAGCTGGTTGCCAGCGGCGATGTATACAACTCTGGTTACGGGTTATTCCCGTCAGCGCAGGCGCGTAAGGACTGGCAAAATGCCCGCAAAAAACTCTCAAGGGCAAATCTGAAGAAAACATCTGTGGTTGATCCGGACCTTATCTGGTCATTACCAGACGGAGAAATACGCCGCTACGACAGGCGTCAGAACATAATCTGTCGCGAGTGCCGGAAGAGTGAGGTTATGCAGCGAGTGTTGGCGTTTTATCAGGGTAATTTTCAGGAGGTGATGGCGTGAGGGTGAGAGTCTATATTGCCGGTCCAATGACCGGGTATAGAAATTTCAACCGTGAGGCGTTCCACAAGGCGGAAGAGGAACTGAAACGGGAAGGGCATACAGTCTTAAACCCGGCAGTACTTCCGGACGGACTGACACAGCCACACTACATGGATATTTGCATGGCAATGATTCGTTGTGTGGATGCGATTTACATGCTGAAAGGCTGGCAGCGGTCGGCAGGCGCTAAGGCAGAACTGGCGCTGGCGGAGAAGCTGGGGCATGCAGTTATTTTCCAGGAGGCAAACAGTGAATAACCAATGGCGACCAGATATTTGCCCTATAACCGGACGTGCATTTTTCATGTGGATTGAGCATCCGAAATTGGGCAATGTGCCGACGTATGGCGGCCCATTAGACAGTTACACCATTCCAACAAAGGACAGCGATGGTGAGTTTTCGTGTGAGCGTTACGATCATGATTTCGGTGGCTGGGTAGAAAGCGAATGTCTTGGGTTATATCTGATTGATGATAAAGAACAATGCAGAGTCTACGAACTCGAGGAACGCATTAAAGAGCTGGAAGCGCGGGAAGTTCATTTGCCGACTCGCTACGGCCTTCGATATGGACATCCGATAAATGATGATGAGCGCCACGTCATGATACCTAAAGAAAATGGCTGCTGGCTTTATCTGGCTGACTTAGAACATGAACTACGTGTTGCTGGCATTCATATCAAAGGAGAGGAGTATGGAAATAAAACCAGAAGATGAGTTAAGTAATATTGTTTTATTTCCGGCAAAAGAGGATGACCCACGTAATCAGGTTAATTTTCTTTATGAGCCATCGGAAAGACCATATTGCCATCACGCCTCTGTCCGGGTTGACGAAAAAGAGCGTCAGGTCCGCTGTAAAATCTGCGGTGCAGTTGTGGAGCCGTTTGACTGGATGCTCTCAGTGGCGAAAAGAGAAACCAGACTGGCAGATGATGTAAGGCTATTGCGCCAGGAGGAACAGGAAAGGCGGAAAAATATAGAAAAGTTAATTCAGATTGAGCGTAACGCGAAAGCGCGGATACGCAGGGCGACAAAATCCAGAACTGAATAATTAAATTTAGTAGTGTTAAAAATTTAATCCTTAACCGGAGGGATTTCTGCACCCTCAGAACATCAGGAGGCCGCCCGAAAGGGCGGTAATGAAATGCGAAAGTTCAAAATAATTATTGAAACGGGAATAGCTGGTGGAGATTTTGAAGATGTATTCGAAGTGGATGATGATGCGACACCAGATGAAATAAAGGACGAAGCAAAAGAAATTTTCTTTAACTACTGCAATTACTCATATCACGAAACAAAAGACGAGGAGGAAGAACAAAATGGCTGATTTTGGTTCAACTAAATACAACGTCAGTTTTAAAGAATGGCATGAACTGTTAATGGACTATGCAGAGTTACGCGGGGGAAGTGCTGCTGATGCCGAAGCATGGCGTGATGATTATGAAGCAGGAAAAACTCCGGTCGAAGCATATTGTGATGAGTGGGGCGATGAATGAGTGAGATTAATTATCAGGAAGGGCATGAAACGGCAGGGCAGGCAAAACCAGTTGCATGGCGGTATCGCTACGTGAAAAAAGGCGTTACGGACTCTCAGGGTAAGTCGTGGTTTGGTGACTGGAAATATGTACCGACAAAAGAGGATTGCAACGACAGGCCGAACTATGAAATTCAGGCGTTATTCACTGCCCCGCCTGTGCCGCTGACACCAGAAGGATTGATTAAAGCAGTGCGTTTCTATGAACAGGTTAAGCGGGAAAACCCGCCAGTCGAAACCGGAGCATGGAAAGACGCTGTTGACTGGGTGCTCAAAGAGGCTTGCCAGGCTGTAAACATTGGCATCAAAGGAGAGTGAGGATGTTCAATAATTTGCCTGGTACTGGTTTTTTCGTTGTTTTCGGTGTCATTTGTGCCGTTATTGGTTGGGCAGTTATTGAGTCCATTCTTTGGCTGCTTTCTTTCATTCACATAACTATTGGTTGAGAACTGCCCCATGACCACTTTAACCGTCAAAGAACTGATTAAAGAAATCAAAGAGCGTATAGGCAGCCTGGACGTGCGAGACAATATTGAGCGCCGGGCTTATGAAATAGCGTTAGCCTCGCTGGAAGCAGAACCGGTGGCATGGACTGATGAAGAGGAACTGCGCGATGTCAGGAAGTATGGTTTCGGTGAGATATTTCAGTGTCCGCCAGATAAATATGCGGACCCGCGTCGTGTAATTCCGCTGTATCGTGTGCCGCCAGCTCCCACAGTGCAGGTACAGGGCATTGAGATCGCAATAAACGAACTGGTGTCTCTGTCCCCACAGCTGGATAAACGAGCGGTGGAAACTCTTTCTATGGCTGTGGCACATCTACGCAAACTGGTTAAGAAGCAGATACAGGCCAAGGACTAACACATGAGCACTTTAACTAACGACGAACTGTTTGAAGAAATCATGGGGCGTGTTAATCACCTCGATGTACGTGATGATATTGAGTACCGGGCTTATGAAATCACACTGGCCTCGTTGGCAGCAGAGTCTGTGTCAGTAAACGACGACATGGCTTACGCATTCCATCATGCACTGTCAGATTCATCTCTAGGCGCTGATGAGGTAGAGGAAATTAAGGCCGGGTTGCGTGCAGCCTTTGCCAATGTCACCACCCAACCAGCACCAGTAGTGCCGGAATTTGAAACATGGTTTAACAGCCAGGAGTCAGGGAGGAGTATATGCAGCACACAGATTCGTCGTTCCCTTCAGGAAATTTCATGGAACGCCTGCTGCGCCGCCATGCTTCAGGGGAAAGACGATGGTATCCTCACCAATGAGGATACCAAAGGGGACGTTCAGGTACGGGAATTAACAATGCTGATTAAACAACTGGTTAGCCAATTGAGGAAAGCGAAGCCGGACTGCAAATTACCGGAGAAGGCGATGGTCTACCTGAAGCGAAACGGACTGATAAGCGCGGAGGATATTTTACGATGACCTGGCCTGAAGCATTCACAACGGTAGGAATTGCGATGGCGGTGGCGCTGGTGGTGTATTCGATTTGCCGCTGGGGATAAATCGCCGAAAAAAGATCCCGACACAAACATGAGCCGGGATCTTTGATTTATATAGCCTACGAATCCGCCAGTAAGAGAGGGGGCGGACGGTTAATTCTAACACCGGAATGATGTGGGTAAAAGTTTATAAGAAATCGGTTTCATAACTTTGCCCACCATGATAGATACCGACAATAAAGACTTTTCTGCTATCAACGGCAAAAGCAATAATCGTTCTGTGGCGGAAATGAGTTACCCGCATCCCCTGGCGAATATCATCGCGTTTATTGCCCCGATGCGGGAATGTAGAAAACCCATCAAGATAATCAAGAAGCGCATTGGCATAATTGTCAGCAATGACGTTCCCTGCTTTCTCCGTTATATACCTGTGCAGGTTGATTATTTGTTGTTCGGCCTCAGGAGTAATGATGACTTCATATGTCATGCAGATTACTTCCCGGATCGAATCGCGGCGCGAACCTGTGAAATGGAGCGTCCGTTGTTTGGGTTTTCGCGGATAGAATCAAGAGAGGGGGCGGCTGAATGCGTTAACCACGCTTCGATTGCTTTATCGCGCTCATTCAGTGCGCGAAGCCCTTCACGAATGACCTCGCTTTCTGAAGCATAGGCACCGGAAGCCACACGGGCGCGCACCATGTCAGCCATTTCGTTAGTTAATGTAATGCTGAATTGTTGGGTTGTACGCATGGTAAACCTCACGGAGTAGGATAGAACACCATTCGATGATAGCACGTTGCCTGTTGACGACAACAGAAATCAGAGACAATATTGCCGCACGCCAGCTTGAACAACTGGCACCTGCTGCGCCAGCAGAGAAAACCGATGGCGCACAATACCAAACATCACAATTCTGATACCGCCCCTGCCAGCAGGCAAGGGCGGTGTTCTCACACATTCAAATATGACTGGTATCAGCACGATCCCTGCACTGAAGAACAGGCCGAATGGCTGATTCATAACTACCGCAGACGTGGGTATGAGTTTAAGAAAGCCCTTAGCCTCGACTACCGTCACTGGATAATCTACGTCAGGCTCCCTTATTCCGAACGCCCGCCGCGTCCGTCCCGCACATTCCAGCAACGCATCTGGAGGTAACGTGCGGGTATTACTTCGACCTGTTCCGGTACCGGAACTCGGGCTGGTGGTCCTTAAGCCGGGGCGTGAATCCATGCAGGTATTCCATAACGGCAGGGTGCTGGTGGAGCCGGAACCGAAAAACATGCGCGGTCTGCCGTCCGGAGTTGTTCCCGCCGTTCGCCAGCCGCTGGCGGAAGATAAATCATTACTGCCATTTTTCAGCGATGAGCGGGTAATTCGTGCTGCTGGCGGTGCTGGTGCATTGTCTGACTGGCTCCTGCGTCATGTTAAATCCTGCCAGTGGCCTCATGGTGACTACCATCACAGCGAAACCGTCATACATCGTTACGGTACCGGCGCGATAGTGTTGTGCTGGCACTGCGACAACCAGCTGTGTGACCAGACATCCGAATCACTCGGGCAACTTGCTCATCAAAACCTGTCTGCATGGATGATTGACGTCATCCGTCACGCAATGAATGGCACACAGGAACGGGAATTATCTCTGGCTGAATTATCCTGGTGGGCGGTCCGCAATCAGGTGGCGGACGCGCTACCGGAGGCAGTATTACGTCGTTCTCTGGGGTTGCGTGCGGAAAAAATCCGCTCCTTGTACCGCGAAAGCGACATCGTACCGGGAGAGCAGAACGCCACCAGCATACTGAAGCAGCGCACAAAAAATCTTGCGCCGCTGCCTCACGCCCACCAGCAACCGAACCCACCACAGGAAAAGACGGTGGTCAGTATCGCCGTTGATCCGGAGTCTCCTG